TCATTTAACCAATAAGGATTTCCTGGACCAGTAAAACAATTAGCGTCATACAAACAAGATATAGAATCGTTAACGTTAGCAGTTGATTCATAGTTATACGCGTTTGGATCCATGCAACCCATAACGATTTTAACGCACGAGTTGTTAGGCGTGTTAGCAAGTGAATCAAAGTTAAGAGCGGTACTATCCATACACCCATAAATATAAGCAATACAACTAAAATCCTCCGTGTTTGCCGACGGATTGTAATTGAGCATAGAAGGGTTCGTGCAACCATATATGTAAGGAACGCAAGAGTTATTATCACTGTTAGCTAAAGGGTTATAGTTAAACATTGTTGAGTCTGTGCAGCCATAGTTGAATGGAATGCATGTACCGTCATTTGTATTTGCTAACGAATCATAATTAAACATAGTTGGGTTTATACAACCATAAACAACATCTACACACGAGCTATCATCTAAGTTAGCTAGTGGAGCGTAGTTAAAAGCTAAAGTGTCCGTGCAACCATATACAATACCTATACAACTACCATCATCTACATTAGCGAGTGAATCGTAGTTTATAGCTATACTACTCATGCAACCATATATAACCGCTATACACGTGTCAGGCGTATTTGCCTGTGCATTATAATTAAAAGCCAAAGGTTGCATACAACCTATTACCACAGGCGTACAGCCACCGTTATCGATGTTCGCTGAAGGATCGTAGTTAAATGCCGTTGAGTCTATACAACCCCATATAGCTTCTGTGTGGCAAGAACCATCACTTGTATCAGCTACAAAACCTTGAGTATAGTATTCCAAATAAGATGAGTTAGTACAACCAAGAACATAAAAACATTGAGTCGATGTATTAGCTGTATCTACGTAGTTAAGTGCTAATGAGTCCATACAACCAAACACTTTATCAATGCAATAATTACCACAGTAAGTTGGTACAGTACGCTTAAGTAAAGGTTGTATAAAAGGTGGTATAACTTCTATCATAGTCATACCTAATGGGTTTGTCAGCTTAAACCCACAGTGAGCTGCAGATTGAAAAGCTTGTTGTGTTATCGAGAACTTAAATGAAACCTCTTGAGGTGCTTTTAAGTTTATAGTATATTCCTGAGAGTAAGCGGCTGTATCTAATGTAAAATTCCAAACGCTATCACCTTGTGTTACTTCTAAATTTGACGCTGCCCAACCATCTCCAACTAAATCTGTTAGTGTTAAAGTGTAATCGCAAGATGGAACTAAAGACATTGTGTTAGCAGTAGAATCGTAGTTGTACATAGTAGAATCAATACAGCCAAATACCACTAACGTAGAACACGAGCCGTCGCTTGTGTCTGCTCTAGGGTTAAACTCTACATAAGAAGAATCCATACAACCAAATATCGGTGGACACGGAGCTACTAAAATAGCATGAGCTGTGTCGTTACCAAAAGCTGGGTCTGTACCAGAAACTAAAGTGTCATAACATTGTACCACATAATAAGACCCATCTAAACCACCCCATATTGATCCATTTAACCCATCTCCATAAGAATCATATATTGTAAAAGTTAATGGACCTGGAGGTAAACATCTCTGTTCTATAACAGAAGCATAATCAGGTTCTCCACCATAATTAGTACCATAAGTTAACATGTTACCACTAGTATCTTCTATAGTCCAGTAAGTTTCACTTTGATATTGATCAAGGTTTATAATAATAGTAGTAGGCACACAGTTAGGTGGGCCTTGCGCTAGCGTTATAAACGGTAATAATAGTAACAGTAACTTTTTCATTTTATTTCTTTTTAGGCACGCAGTTAGGTACTTTTCTTCCACCTTTCTTTTTCATTCCTATAGCTTCGTACCCTTTCCAACATGGACCTTTTTTAGTCATTGGAGATGATTTACAATTACAGCCACCCATGCAGCCGCAAGCTTTTTTTGTTAATCCTGGTAATGGTTTATTTCTCATGATTATGATTTTTTATGTTTTCTACAAAACGCAGCCGCGGCACCAACACTACCAAAACCCCATTTTTTTAATGCAATTGCTTTTCTAGTTGGTCTACCTTTTGAGTCTTTCATTGGCCCTTTCATACCAGCAAACCTACAAGCAAAGCTTACTCTTCTAGGACTGGTACCACTAGTTTGCCTAGAGCCCAGCGATTTACCAGTTTCACTTTTATATTTAGAACGCATCTTTGCGTTTGATTTCTCATAAGATGCATCTGTTATTTTAAGTGGACCAACTGCTCTATTGTCGTAAGCCATATTACTTTACTTTATAAGCACACCACCCAAGACATGCTTTACCAAAAGTTATTTTTTTTATAAGTTTACAAATTTTTTCTTTCATGTTAAAAATCGCTCATTAATATGTTATCTATTTCTTCTTGTACTTCTTCTTTCGTTGCTAGCATTTTAAAACTAAGATCAGCTTGAAATCTAGCAACTTCCTCACCATCTTTAAATATTATAATAGTCGGTATAACCGCTATTTTATGTTTCTTCTGAATATCAGGACTAGTAGTAATGTCAACATAGGATATAGTTTTACAATCGTTAAGGCTTTGAACCCAACCAACAGTGTTGGCTTCGTTCCAGCCAGCGTTAAATTGAGATATAGAAATTTGACCAGATGCTTTACTTGATACAAATATAAAAAACAACACTAACAGATATATACTAAATATTTTCCAGGTAACACTAGGTTTTTCCATTATCTTTTATAAAGTTTATCTTCAATCCTCTCGAGGGTCTTCTTCATCTCCTCTACGTCCTCCTGCGTTGTTATTATTGTTTGTCTAATCATTTGATCCTTCATGTCAAACTCCATACGAGTAACATCTGGTGGTAATGGCTCTGGTAATTCTCTTGCCTCCGCTATATCAGCCTGCAACATGAACCACATACTAATAACAGTAGCCATAGCCGCTCCAATACCTACTAATGTTTTAATACTAACTTGAAAACCCGTGTCTTCGTTTAACTCTTTTGCCATTCTAAAAAATCGTGTAGTTTAATCCTAATTTAAAATCGTACCATTCTCTGTTCCAGTACTTGTTATATTTTCCTTCTATAAAGTATCCTAAGTTTTTGTTTACTTTTATTCCGTATATTAATCCACCTGAATAATCGTACCATTGACCATCAACATAATTATGATAGCTAAATTCACTACCATCATCATAATGATAAGGCATTAAACTTCCCCAAGCATGCATCCATGTTTGCTTAGAATATTTATAGTAATCAAAACCAACAACAAATGAATGTTGTATAGTTTTCTTTAATTCGTTTCTTTTCTTTTCAGTGTAATCAGCTAGTACTTCAGGTATTACAACTGCCTCCCAAACTTCTGGACTCGTAGCCACAACTTCGCCTGATGGATCTTTGTATTGAAAACCACCGTGACCGTCGTATGTAGCACTGTAACCTTCTTGTAAAGCTAAGTAAGTATAATGAATATCTCCATTGTCTAAAAGCCACTCATCTAAAGCGTTGTAACCATAAGGTTCCGCTAAACGATGTACAGCTCCAACATTCCAAGATAAGTTTTTACTTTTACGTTGTCTGTATCTTTCCGATGCTTCAAAGTATTTGATATCAGCAAAACCATCTTCTAGATACTCTAGTTTTAAGGCAAAGAAGTTTATACACAACTCACTAGGACAACCGTCGTCAGAGCTAAACCTGATAAAGTGATGTTGATCCATGTAGTCAACACCCTCTTGTCTTTTGTAATCAACCTCAAATAAGTATTCAACTCCTTTAACCTTACCGACAGTGGCCGCATCACTGTAATTAGATTCCGTTCCGTCATAAAATGTTTGAGCTTTGTTTTCATAGCCAAACCTTGCAATCTTACGTAATCCTATGGTAAAATTATAATCATAAGGAGTTGATATAGTCTGTGTAGATAAACCATTATCCACAGAGAATACATCAACATCTGAAAGTGATGTTCCACCGTTAACAGCTGCGTAAAAAGTAGAGAACTTTAACAAGTCCTTAATCTCTTCTTTACCAAATGTTTGCGCTACTGTTATATTAGATACAAGTAGTAACAGTATTATTAGTTTTCTTACCATCTTTTTATTATCACTTATTTTTTCAATTGTTTACTTATCTAGTACGAGTTCTTGACCTTGTTCTTGTTCTTGTTCTAGACCTAGTATTTGTTTTCTTTTTATTTTTAGTTTTTTCTTTTATTTCTTTCATCTTTTCAGTATCACCAAGATTTAAACTCCAAGTTGTATAACCACTAAGAAATAAGGCGCGTTGAAAAGCTGTATATTGATTATCCGAAGCGTTTCTAAGGTTTATTGTTTTTTGGTATAATCTATTTACTGGAGCTGTTGTTATAGATTCTACATAGTTTGTAACGGCTGACCACTGAGGATTGTCAATATCAAAAGTTTCCATTTCATCTATAACTTTTTTATTGTAATTAAGAGTTTTTTCAGCATTAACAATTTTTCTAAGCTTAATCCCAACTACAGGTGAAAAGTTTGCAAGTTCCATTATAACAGCACTTTCGTCTTTATTATAACCTTTTTCTCTTTGCTCAGCAAATTTTATAATCATGTTTTTCAAAGTAGACACCGCAACTCCATATATACCAGAACCTCTTAATATAGTATCTATAGAGCCATTGATAACTCTTTCTTTTTTCTTTAAAAATTGCTCAGCTCTTTTATCATCATCTTCATCATCTGTACCGAACATAACAGCAAATAAAGCTGTTTGTAAACTATAGAATATTAAATTTTGAGCAGCACCATAATACAATACCCTAGACATGTTAGACATATCGCTTTGCATTTGCGTAGTATTTGGCGGTGTAATTCTTCTGTTTAAAATATCAGAACCTGCTTTTTTAATTATTCTATTGTACTGAGACGGAGTATTTAAAAAGTTTAACACCAGTTTACCTATCCAACTAGCTTGCTGCTTAGATGTCATGTCAGGCCTTGCTGACTGTTGAGTTGATTGTGTTATATTTTGTAGATCTGTAAAAGCAGCTGCTTCAGCTTCTTTAATTGACATACCGTCTTTTATATTTTTATTAACTCTGTTTCTGTAAAAAGCAGCACCACCAGTTGCAATCGCAATATTATCACCAATTTGTGTAGGTAAAAATCCTAACTTAAGTGCTTTACCAGTTATAATAGCTATTTGATCAAATATATTGTCTGGTCTAGCTTTTTTAATAGCCTCTGCAAGTTCAGCCCCGTTTATATCAGTACCAATGCCACCACGTCTCTGTTTTAGCATGTCAGAGTTAAATATCATTGCAAAATCCTTCCAGTATTGTTTTTGATTTGCAAAAGCTTTACCAGCTGCATATATATTGTTATCAGCAAAGTTTAAAAAGTTTACGTTAGACATCTGCTGTAGTAACGCCGACCTAGTGTTAAAGAACATTACACCAGAAACGGAAGCGTTTAACCAGTTCATAAATATGTTTGGCTTAGCACTCGATCCTTTTGGCCTATTAACACCAGTGCCAATTCTATAAAGCATATCTTCTAAAGCTTCTCTAAAGTCCTTGCCGTAAGCAGCTTCAATTTTATTTAAGTTTTCTTCAGAAAACATTACCTCAGCATTTTCGTTAAATTCAGCAAAATATTCTTTTCTACCAACTCTACCTGTAGCATCTACTAAATCTATTCTTATATTACCTGTTTCCCAGTTTTGACCTGGATCTACATATTTTTCTTGTTTAGATATTACGTTTAAAGTTTCAGCATAAGCTTGTAGCTCAGGATCACCAACAACTAAGTCAACTAAATTCTGTTGATCGGTTGGTGTAAGTCCAGGTATTTTATAACCATGTTTATTCCATAAATAAACTCTTATAGCATCTTGAAAAGTAAAATCACCATCAGGAGTTGTTTTTATTAACTTATCTTTAACGTCTGAAAATTGTTCGTTTAACGATTTGTAATCGTTTGCTATAGCTTGCTTAGCTGTGTCTATTTCTCTGTAAGCCCTATTTAAAGGTCTAACCAAAGCTTGTTCAAAAAAGTCTCTATGCTTATTACCTTCTTTACCTTTACCCATAAAGTTATATAATAAACCTACAAAATCCTCATGAGATGGTGGTATAAACAATCTAAACTTACCTTTGTCACCACCACGTTTTCTACCTTTAACAATAGAGAATCTTTTATCAGACTCTATACCAGTTACATTTTCTAGTATATCATTAAACTTATCATTCATTGATTTACTAAACTTAACTTTAGCTTGTTGAACTTTAGACTTAACATCGAATTGATCTAACATGTTCTTAACAGCTTGTACGTTTTGTAAAGCATCATCTGCAAAATAAAAGTCATTAAAACCTTCACCAACTTTATCAGCTATCCAAAGTGCTTTAGCTTCTGATGTAGAGTTAGCTAATCCAGTAATATTCTTTAATGGTATATTTAATCCATTAGCTTTTAAGAACTCAAATATAGCTGGAGCAGAATCAGCAGGTCTCGCTGTTAATACAAACATATTCTCAGGACCAAACTTACCTTGCAATTTCATTGCTTTTTTAAATAACGAAGCAACTTTACCATCTACAACTTTACTAAACTCTGAAAAATCATGTGTCCAACCTTGGTCTAGTAAATCAGCACCTTCGGTAGCAAACTCTTCAGCTGTTAGCTTTCTAACAACACCTTCAGGTGATGTAGATATAACTAAAGATTTACTTGTAGCTAATGTATCATCAAAATCTAGAACTGTAATACCTTTTGTTGGGTTGTTAGCAGATCTAGAAAACTGAACAGCTTTGTTTAAGGTTTGTGCGTTTTTAGATGACTTAGACATTTTTAACGCTCGACCTTCTTTACTATCCACTATAGACTTTAAACCAGCTATAGTACCAACGCTTTTGTCTGATTTTAAACTATTTAACACATCCGGGGATAATGTTGGTATAGCTCTAAAACTAAGAACTTTATTACCAGTTTTAGACCTAACACCTTTAACCGTTTTGTATTGAGAATTAGACCCCACTCTTAGAGTTAGTTTTGCTTTACCCTCAAATTTTGGTAAGTTAAGAACATTTGCAACATCATTAAACCCGCCCATATAAAACAAGCCCCTACCCATTAACTGTATCACATTTACTGGATAACCTTTCTTTTTGTTATATATTTCACTAACAACATCTAAAGATATATCCATTTCAGCAGACATAGCGTTTATATAACTAGAATACTCAACACCATCTAATACTACCGCTTCCGACTTTAACAGGTTATAAAGATTAGTGGGTAAAACTTTTATATCATTCCAATCGTAACCCTCTTTTTTTAATCTAGCTTTTGCTGCCTTTATTCCTTTTTGCACTTGTTTTCCTAATGGTAGTATTTGATCGTTAAAAGTATAATCTTTTTTAATCAAAAACTTGTTATTATCAACGGCAAACGTAACGCTACTGTATTGAGCGTTTGTCATTTTAGCTTCTATGTTAAAAACAGTGTCATATATTTTTATAATAGCATCTGGTTTACCACCAACTTCAGTTGGTTTTCTAAGTATAACGTTTACAACGTCTTTACCTAACATTTTTTCTAAAGTTATAGCTTGGTCTATTATGGAGTACTCGTAAGCCTCTCCTCTTTTACCAGCTTTAAATAACTTTTTAAAAGCCCGTTGAATATAAGTTATATCATTGATATCTTCTATTAAACCTCCTTTGTATAAACTATAAATAAAATCTGCAGCTTTTTTGTTTAGCTTATTATATTTAGGCAATAGTTTTCCATCTTTAAAAACCTTATTAACACCTTGTGTTTTTATTTCATTTCTTAAAAAATTAGCGTCTTTTAACGCTGTTTTAGAAAATTTAATTTGATCAGCATAGTTACCTACAGTTTCGGCTTTTTGTTTATTTAAAGATTTTGCAAAATTACGAAACTCAGCCTCCATAACCGCATTTAAATCTTTAGAGTTTTCTATAATCTCATTATTAATAACATCTTCGGTTATTCCTTTGGCTATTTGATTTGCTAATCCTTTCTGTCTAGCTAATAAAGTTGTATATCCTCCTTCTGTAAAAAATTTAGTAAACTTAGCTTTGTTAGTTTCTATTTTGAAAATACTTTTTCTATAATTACTATCTTTCTTAAGACTAGGTTTATCTGACTTTAAAGTTCTTCTATCTTCCTTACCTATCTCAGTAAGTTCAAATAGTGTTTTGTAATTATTTTTTATAGTGCTAACGTCTAGACCTTGAACGATGTTTTCATAATTTAAAGCTATAAACGCTTTGTATTCATCGCTAATAACAACCTCTCCTTGTACGTTAGAAATTTTACCCATCTGTTTTTTAACAGCCTTAGTAATTTCTTTTTCAATAAGATTTGTTAGTTTCTCTTCTAAGTTTTTAGGATTTTGTTCTATCAAAGCGTTTATCTCGGCTCTCGCTGTAGTAGATATTATCTCTTTGTTCTCAAGGGTTACATCTGCTAAACTTTTTAACACTCTACGTTTTTGACCTTTAGGTTCAGCTTTTTTCTTTTTACTCGGCTCTTCACTAACTAGCCCTTCGAAAACTGTTTTACCAGTTTCAGTAACCTTATCACCACGAACCTCTTGTTTTTGTTTTTCAGCTTTTATTGCTAAAGCTTTTTTAGAATCTAACTTACCAAATCTAGTGTTGGCGAATATAAATTCACCAAATCCTTCTGGACCAACAATAGAGCCGTCAGCTCTTGTGGCTTCAGGATCAAAGTTTGTAATTCTGTTTTGAACAGACTCAATAGCACCTCTATACTCGTCCCCTATAGACTTTGATTTAACGTAGTTACTTATAACACCATCATCCATTGTAGCCATAAACACCGGTGGAAACAATCTACGATTTTGCACAAACGCATCGAATTCTTTCTTAGTCTTTATGTTTTTAGGTATAAGATTGTTTATCGCTTCAAGAGGTGAAACAGATTTTTTAACATCCGTAACAGTCGTACCTTCACCAGCTAAAGCCATTGCTCTAGAGCTTAGCTTATTGTTTTTAATACTTTTGCTATAGTCTTTTAAGAAGTTGTAAGCCTGTCTACCATCAGCAAAGTCTTTTTTAATACCAAACTTTCTTAATATTTCTTGTATTGTATTTTTGATTTTACCAAAAACACCTTCGTCAAAAGCTATTTCATTTTGTTCTATAGCATCGGAAAAAGCAGTGAACCACTCTTCCGTTGTTTCCATAAAATCAGGATCAGCAGCTATTTGATCCTTATAATTGTCTTGCAACCTCGTGGTAACCGCCGCTAATTGCTTTTTACTTAATACGTTTTTAAAGCTAGATATTAACTTTTTTACTTCAGATTTATCTTGGCCAATAACATTACCGTTCTTATCTTTAATATCTTTAACAAGACCTTGCATGTGTTTAGCTAAAACACCATGTAGCACCTCGTGAGCACCAACGTTAATAGCACCAGTTCTACCAGCCACATCCTTGTTAATAATAATAGAATCACCAACTATAAACCCATCAGCATTAGTAACGTCCTGCGCTTTAAGACCCATTTCTTTAGCTATCTTATCATGAGCAGCTTGAGCTTGCTCGTTGTTATCAACAACAATAGTTTGTTTACCAATTCTTTTACCTTGAGTTTCCGCAAACGCAATAGTATCTGATATTCTGTTTTCTCTTACCGCTTTTCTAACGTCAGCAGCCTCTTGTGTTGTAGCCACGTCAGTTGCCCCTTCGTACTTACCTATAATATCATTTATTTGCGCTTCTATATCTGCTAGGTTTTTTTCAGCACCAGGAACTTGATTTATTCCTTCTTTTTTAAGATCAGCTTTTGCTTTTCTTCTATCAGCATCTAATTCAAGTAATTTTTCAACATCTTTGTCGTCTGTTATTTTACTATCAACTTGAGATCTAACTTGAACTTTGTTTTGTTTTTCGTTAGCTAAAATTCCAACACCTGTGAAATCGTCTTCTATTTTAATCTTAGCTTTAGCTACATCAATATCATCAGCTGTTTCAACAAAGTCCTTCATTTCTTTATACGTAACATCGACACCGTTAAGATTGTATGTAGGTTGTTTTGCAGACTTTAATGCGGTTAAGATATTAATTGGAGCGGTTGTAGTTCCAGTTATAGCTTCAAAACCAATTTCAGCAGCGTCCATTTCTTGATCAGCCGCAACTCTACCTAAGACCTCACCAACACCACCACCAACACCCTCAACAGCAACACCAGCAGCGCCAGCCGCTACAGCAGCTGTTTTAGCACCCCTAACGGCCGCAACAGCACTTTTAGTAGCAACAGCTGCTTTACCAGCAATACCACCAGAAAAACCTTCTACAGCACCAATAGTTAAACCTCTACCAATAGCTCTATTTCTTATAGAGTTTCCTTTCGGTCCTTCTAATAATGCTTTAATATTTTCGTCTGTAAATTCTTTACCTTCTTCTTTAAGTTCAGTTTCTATTAATTCACCAAATGTTAACGCAGCTTCCATTGATGTTGCTAAACCACCCATTGCACCAGCTACACCACCGGCGATAGCTCCAACACCAAAACCCGCGGCACCAACAGCAGCACCACCAGCAGCTCCAGCTCCAGCAGCAGCTAGAGAAGCTCCAGGAGAATCAATCAACGTACCAACTTGAGTACCTAAAGATTGTACAAATAATTCTGGTAATAAACCTGGTTGATCTTTTACACCTCTAAAAAACGCAGACCAAGTACTACCTTCTTCTTTATATTTCTTTTGAAATTTATTCATACGTTCAGATGGAACGTGTGATTTAGATTCTTGTTCTTTAGCCTTCATGAACTCTTGTATACTTTCCATGTCTATATTAGAAAAGTCTTGAGCCATTAAATCTGTAGCTTCACCAGTTGTACTAGCCGCAGCTATACCTCGACCAAACCATGTTTGATCAAACCAACTTACTGATTCCGATGAACCATCGTCCAATTCTGATCCCATATCGTCTTGACTCATCGTCGGATCTACCGTCGAGTCTACTTGCTTTTCCACAAGACCTTTCTTCTTCATGTCCTGCAAATACCCATCAAAATCACCATTGTTATACTTGTCAGCGGCTTCAACAAGATCTTGTCTTGAGTATTCTATTCCATTTAATTCAAACATATTATACTATTATTTAGTTGTTATTTAAAGGATCAGTGTCCGCTACTAAGTCGTTAATCATGGTGTCAAGTTGATCCATCCCAATGCTGGTATTGTTTTCACTGTTTATGTGTTGAACAAGCTTATATCTGTTGTCATAAGTATCGTTTTTCACTTCTTCTTGAAATTTAATTAGCGCTTGTCTTTGTATTAGTGTTCTATCTTTATCAAAACTTTGTAAAGACGACAATATGCTTTCTAGACCAATGCTTTGGGTTCCTTTTTTAAACGAACCATATTTTTTCTTTGTTTTTGTTTTAATATTTATTCCTCTTGAGTTTGTAACGTTGCCTTCTACGTCTTCCTCAACAGTAACGCTGGTCTCTATGTTTTTAAAACGAGGATCATTTGTAAATATTCTACCAACATCCCCACCGTTAGGGCCTATGTAAGATTCTGTTGTTGTTTCGTTATCACCCACTATGTAGTTTTGGTACCAACCACCTTTATCGTTAACCACGTGGTATGAGTAATCGTTTATTTCCCCTGTAGCTGGATCCTTAGCGCTAAAACCAACCCCTGCTTTAATGTCGTTGTAAACGCTTGTAGCGTTACCAGAGTTCCAATTAGCTCCATTTAATTTTTGAACTTTATTTTTGTAAAAATCTATCCCATCAACATCTTCAGTTGTTTTACCCCCAGGTACAGGCGCTTTGTTGCTATGACCATAGTCGTTAGCTCCTTCAAACTCTTTTAAAACGTAATCTTTAAAGTACGCTTTAGTAACTTCTGCATCTTTCATACCTAATAAATTTGCAGTTAAAACCTGATAGTTTCTTGAGTTTTTAAGTTCCACTTCATTTATTCCAGGCTCACCAACATCTTCAATACCATCAACTATACCACCGGTTAACACGTCACCACCAGTTGCTTTAAGTAAATCTGCGTATAATTCAGCTGAATACTGATTTTGGTTTTTAGTTATATCGTCGAAAAAAGAAGTTTGCATGTACCCAAATTTCATATGCATAGCCCTCTTTAAATCAACCGGTTTCTCAAGTTGAGTATCAAGCCAATTTGAATCCATCGCTTTCATCTGCTCATCGTAAACACCAGTTCTACTTTTAAGGCCACGATCTGCAACTTGATTATTGTAGGTATCAAATATCGCTGCTTTTGCACCTTTATCATCTACGTTGGTTGCTATAGCTTCGTTGAATTGCTTTATAGTCATTGTCACGGGCTCTTTAGTACCGTTTGGATTAGGGGCTAACTCACCATTTTCCTTGTACAAAGTATACATCAGCTCACCAAACTCGTTACGACCAAGTTTGGCTACGTTTTGATTGTCTGTAACAGTGTTTTTTAAACCACTCTTAATAATAGCATTTACCATTTCTCCACCATCCATAGATAATTTAGTATCAAATGTTCCAGCTGCAACAGCATCTGTACCAGCCTTAAGACTTGCTGCTGCTAAATCTATTTCAGCAAAAATCTTTTGTTGGTCCATTTTTAATTTAGCCAAATCCATTTTAGTTTCTCTATCACCAAAAACTCCCGGTAACAAACCTAATTCTCTTTGAGCGTCTTTATTCTCGTATAATCCGTTTAATAAAAACTCTGCGTCTTTAGGATTTAAAACACTGGTTTTAGCGGCGTATGCAGCTCTTTCATTTGCGTTTTTTACCATCTCACCCCCAAGCGCGGCCCCAACTTTAGCAATGTTACCCCACATTTCGCTAGAAGCTTCCATTGTTTTACTATAGCTTTCGGCAGCTTTTTCAAGAGTGTCACTATAATCCGCAGGCGTATCAGCCATTGCGGCTCTATAAGCTACATTTACTAACGTTGCATCTGCTCCTGGATTTAATTTACTTGCCATATTTATATTTATTTATTTGTTTAACCCACTAAGCCCCCCGGTTACGTACGACGATGCTATGCTAGTTCCAGCATCAACTAACGTACTAAACATATTGTTTTGTGATTGTGAACCATACATATCCGCTTTCATACCCATGCCAGACATTTGATTTGATAAAGCGCCTTGGTAGGCAGTGTTTGCGCCAGCTAAAGCGGCGTAATCCATGCCTAATAACGTTGATTGCTGCGCTGCTTGAGCCGCTTGAACATCAGCTGCTCCTTGCATTATCATTTGCTGTTGTTTATCAGCTCCAGAAGCCTGCATTTGTTGTAACTGCATACCAGCACCTCTTTGTAGTTGATCTATTCTAGAACCTTCTTGAGCAGCCATCATTTGATTTTGTCTTTCTTGTTGAGATATACCAACTGCTATTTGTTGAGACTGTAAAGCACCTTGATTAGCTAATGATTGCGCTAAACCAGCTATACCGCTAGAACCAGCCGCTCCACGAAGTTGTCCTAATATGTTTGCTCTTTGTTGTTGCCCTTGTTGTGTTTGGAAATCAGCAGCACGCATGTCAACCGTCATGTCTTCAAAGCGGTTTTCCATACCTTCATACTTATTTTCTAGTCCAGCGTAAACGTTTTGTGCACCAGCAAAAGGGTTGGTAAACTGAAAATCCTCATATTGCCCTCTAGTTTTGTCAGCCCTGTCTTGAGCGATTTGCTGTTGACCTTTAAAGTCATCAACTTGACCCTGAACCATAGCGTTCATCTCGTTCATCGTCGCGGTTTGCTTTCTCTTTGATTTCTTTCCAGTAAAGTCTCCCATATTATTTTTGTTTTATAAAGTTGTTTGTCAAATATTTAAAGCCTTCGTTTTTAACTGGCATTAATATCCAGTCTAAATCTTTATGTATATTTGTCATATGGTCATTCATGCACACTGTAAACAATTGCATTATACCAATTTTCTCTGCTTCTTTTTCTACTTTTTTTACTAAAAGTCTTATTATTTCTTTTCTATCTCTCTCCCTGTACTTAGGGTTTGTAACTAAATAAGTTGTCCAACCTACTATATGTGGTTCCATTATAAACAAAAAGTAACAAGCAACTGGTACTCCATTTTTTTCTATAACAAAACATCTTTCATCTTTTGGTAAAAAAGCTCTTTGAACTGGATTTAAACCAGTTCTCTTCCACCACCATCCCCACCATTCACAACAAGTTTCATAATCCCCTTTTTTAAAAGATCTAAAGTTTATATTGTCATCCATTTAATTTAATTTATATCTATAATAGTCACAGTTTTCACTGTTTTTTTACTCTAATATGCTTTTATGAATTTAGATAAATCAAAGTTTAACGTTTGAGCTGTAGCGTTTATCTCTACGTTGCTAAACTCTATTTCACCAGTGATAGTTAATACCCTACTAGTATTGTTTACTGTTAATGTTGTTCCTGATTCTATTGTTTGTAGTAAACCAACAACCCAAAAACCCGAACCATCAGCTATTGCAGATGTTATAAATGGATCTGCAGCTGTAGGATCTATACCTATACCACTTATGGTAGAAACGTTAGGCACAGCGCCTTCTCTATCAGCTACTGGAATTCCCGCGTTATTAACAACATCAGCCGTAGTTACGGTAGTAGGAGCGGTTAAAGTAGCCTCTAAATTAGTTAACTCAACCTTCATGTTTTTAACAGACTCAATAGAACTTGTACCACGTGTTATAATTTTAAAAGTAGAGCCGCTAGCTGTGTCACCTTTTAATTTCTTATCAAAAGTGATAACGCCTAGTTGTTTTGTGATATCCCTGTCCACCACAGTTGGCTTTGCACCTTCTTTATCAAAAGCAGGAACAGAAAAAGTTACAACGGTATTAGAAACCGTATCCATGCTACCATCTTCGTTTTGGATTATACTATCATACTCCGTGTTTTCTGAATAACCTCTAACAATACCAACATCAGTAGGTGCGTAAACACTACCAGCGTAAGTTGTGAGATAAGCAAGTACAGTACTTCCATTTTTTAACAAATGACCAGAGCTATCACTAGCTATTCTAAATCTGCGGTAGTGAGGGGGTGTGAAAGTTAATGTTTCATCATTGTTAATAGCGATCGATTCTGACAATGTAAAAACTTTAGCATTACTACCAACGTTTATAGCTGTTATTGTTACAGCGTTATCACCTGTCTTAGCGTCTAAAGCCGCGTTACCAGTAACTCTATCTCCAATAGCCCATAACGCTGGGTTAGTACCAACATCATCATCCATGGTAATATTCGTTGCTCCATCACTAAAATCACCGTCAACAACTTTACCTGAGCTACGAGCGGTACCATCCCAAACTTCCTCGTTTGGAACTCTAATGTAATCACTAAACTTAATATCGTCTATCATGTAGATATCACTAGCAACAGGTTGTCTAATTATTTCAAAAGCATTTGTGGCTCCAGCTGTGACTGTGATAGAAAAAGCTTTTTTACCAGTGCTAGCACCTCTTCCAATAACAAAGCTTTGACTTGCAACGCTAAAACCGTGAAAATCACCACTACTATAGTTGTCAGAGTTTAAGTCTCCAGCTCTTAACGTGACAGTTACATCGGCGGGTTGGTAGATAATCTTACGTAATATGCTAGAGTTTGAGCCTTTAGATAAATTAACATTTACACTGTTATCTTCGTACAAAACTTCTTGGTACTCCGCGTGAACCGTGTCATAAGTTGATTCAGCAAATATATATATCTCATATTGCTTTGGAGTGGTTCCAGTATCCATAACAGGAAATATTATTGAACCGTTAAAAGAACCAGAACCCGGTATTTTTTTATTTTTTAAACCAGAACCCGTGGAGGTAAAAGTGTTAGTTGTAAAGTCATAATAAGTTCCTAATGGAGATTTTACTTGTATAGAGAATATAGCTCCATTGTCACCCTCAACTCTAAAAGCACGAGTTGCCCCAACAGTAGGTACACTACTAAAATCTATTTTAAAATCTTTAATTACTTTTGCCATATTTATTTAGTTAACTACTTTTTGTTATATTTGATCCAAACGAGAATAACTCAGCTTTGTCCGTAGATTTATTTTCAAGGTTAATAGTAGCGTAGTAACCTATTAAACCAGAGTTTTCTATATATTGATTTTTTTGACAGTACGTATAGATAGGCGCTCTACTTGTATTAACCTCAATAACACCAGTTTCTCCAAATACAACATCAGTTAACTGCCAGTCACCACTACCACTACCGTTATTTTTTCTTCCATAAGCATACCTATTACCACTAGCGTCTTCTTTAAAATAAGCGCCGTTGTCTTTAAAAAGTTTAACTTCAACTTGTTCTTCCACACCATTTCTTTTTCTAGTTACAGTAACAACTTTACCAGAGCTATATGAATCACCACCGAACACTGAGTCCTGCATGTCTTGCTGGTTAAACCAAAAGTATTTACCTTCTGTAGTTTGGTCTTGTTGCGTTGCTGTTAAGTCCGTGTTTTCAACGTAAGAAATTGCAACTTCATTTTGTGGTGTTGAGTAGACATTGTTTTCTAAAGTAATTTCTTTTCTATCATTGCTCATACCTTGCACGACACCTATGGTACTAGGTATTTTATTTGCAAATAAAATATCGCCAATACTCCAATCACCAGCTCCATCGCCAGGACTGTTGTGTAAAACTGGATTATTCAAGGCGTTGCTAAATCTTCCATAAGCTAAAGGAACACCAGTATCACTGTCTTGAGCTAAACGACCGTTGTTTTTAAACAACTTAACCTCAACCTCATGCTGTACACCACTTACATCTTTTAACATTTTAACGACAACGCCAGAAGAGTAGGGTTTTCCATTAAACTTAGATATTTCCATTTTTTCTTGATTAAACCAAAAGTATTTTCCTGAAGTTTGGCCTGTTATATCTACTTTTTCAACCTCAACATCAACATATCCATTCACGCCTATTGAATCACCAATGTTTATATCAGACGTCGTTAATAGATTATTAATAGGAATACTATAGGTTATAACGTTATTAGATATTGATTCAGCTTGTCCAATACCCTTAACGTGAAAACTACCTATATCGCTTATTTTTGATTTATCATCACCAGAAATATAACCAAACCATTTACCTTCTTTTTCAATAAACTCAAGTAAAGTACCTTGCTGCTTGTTTGTTTGCACAGTGTCAACGAACCACCCGTTAATTTCATCCACAAACCCAACTGCTGGTTTTTGAGCTTGAGTACCTTCATAATTAAGAGTGGAAAAAGTCTTTATAGTATTAGGCGCTTCGTTCATAACAAAAGAAAGAGAACAACCATTTTCCCCGTTATAAAAAGAAGCCCTTTCAGCCTCCTCAACATGATGTTTCCACATTTTTGAGTTAAAAAACGTATAGTAATCATTGTTACAACTAATAGCGTTTTCAGGAACAAAAGATTTAAAACTAGCCCAACCTTTCACATCTTCTTTAAACGAAACTGTTTTGCTGTTATAATCTTCTACGCTGTATTTTAAAGTTACATTGTACTCGTCTTCACTATCGTCGTAACTACCAATTAAAACATTGTTTAATTTTAAATTGTCTTTAAACCAATCTTTCATACCGTGGTTAGATATAGGTGTTAAACCGTCTTTCGACAACCTCATCACAACTCCTCTAACTTTGTCTGTAAAATAAACTCTATAAGACTCCGATGCAAATGATTCTGGATTTTTAGATATACCATACTCACCAATAAAAGGTACAACTTGACCAAGAACCCTATCTGTTGCTATTAACTGAGGATTTGAGTCAGCGTTAAATATCGCGTCTTTGCTAGCTAGCATTTTTAGTATTTTATTTTCACAAAGTACTATTAAATCAGAGTCTCTTTGGTGAAGTTTTTGAATACTACCATATATTGGGTTTATGTCTTTTGTTATTTTTTCGGCTTGCACAAACTGATTTAAATTGTTAACTCCTGATATAGAGTTATAAACCCCAGAATAAATTAAACCGTATTTTCTTCTCTCTTCTTTGTACTCTCCTTCTTCTAGTGTTGTTGAGACTCTAACGCCGTTTGCTATAAACGGTAAGTTAAATGTATCGCCAATTCTATTAGACTCCACGCCATTACCAAAAGAATAGCAATTGTGCCAGTTTAAATTGTATGTTGTTTGGCTACTATATAAACTAGTATTTATAGTAAAGGTATTAGCGTTATTATTGGCGTCTACATTTACTAAAGCTGTTATAGTGAGATCGATAGAAGAACCATCGGTTCTTAAAACTCTAAGCTCATCTCCAACTTCTACAAACCCATTTCCAGTTAAAACGCTTTGACTTAATACTATGTTGCCACTAAAAGTTGTGCTAACAACAGTAGTTCCTGCTGCTATAGTATTATTTCCAACCTTAGTAACAATAGATCCGGTTGGCGCTATGATATCCTTGGTGAATGGAGTCCACTCTATAGGGTTTAAACCACTCGCTTCATAATAAATATCTAAACCAACATCTTCTTTTGGTTCCGTTTCCCAAATAGCGGGGTTACTAGGTAACTCCAACTCTTCTTCGATAGGCTCAACAAACTCTATAGTGTAACCAACTGCGTATAGTCCTGGGTTATCTAAATCTGTACCAAGACCATTTGGATCGTTTAAGTTTATTCTATTAGCAGAGTTTTCGCTATAACCATTCATAGCTGGTTGTTTAAAAGTCAGCTCTCCACCTGTTGTAGGTGGGTTGCTTGAAATGTTGTGACCTATCGCGCCACTACCATTACTTATAATAGTTTTACTATATCCGGTTAAATGAATTTTATATACACTACCGGACTCACTTATTTTCCATACAGCTAAATAATCAAGAGCATCGGTAGCTCCAGTTAAAGTGTCACTAGCACCACCATTTGAATGGCTTGTTAGTATCATACCAACCTTAATGTCATGCTTAGCCCCACTAGCGTCTGAAGCTTCTAAACTATCGACATGTAATTCTATTTGAGGATATCCGTTCGTTGTCTGTACTACAGGAGCAATAGACGAGTGGTTAATAGTTAATATTAACCCACCTGGTATTGGACCTAGTGTTCCTTGGTTTGTTGGATCCCATGTTAAAACACCTGGACTACTTGATTCTGGGTTCGCTACCCTAAGTCTCCAGTTTCTAGTAAAGTTGTGAGAAAAACGAGCGTGTTCAGTAGAATCGTGACTCCAAGCACTACTTGAGTTAAAACCTTGGTTGTGTCTTAGTAGTTGTTCGTAGTTAACACCAGGTTGTACTGTGTACACCACACTATTTGGATCATCTCTAAATCTAAGTTGTTTAGCTGGTTCTAGTTGGTTAACAAGTTTTTTAGTTGCGGTATCTTGATAAAAAGGATTACCACCCTCTTTCCCAATATCAAAAAAGTCTTGAGCATTGGTAGCGTTAGAGTTTGGCTCATAATCGTCATATATACCACCAATAGCCAAGTTTATAGTAGAAAAAGTGCTAGGAGTATTTAATGTTATACCTCCGTTATCACCGTTAGGTGTACTTATGTAGTTCCAATTTAAATTAAAATCTGCTCTAGAGCCTTTGAAATGTCCCTCGTCAATAAACCAAACAGAATCATCAACACTATGTCTATCAGCTTCTCTATGCAGCGAGCCATCATAGTCAACCTGATCGTCTATCATGTAGTCGTACTCATCTTTCCAATCATTATCGCTACTTGGTCCAAATCTATATCTACTTGTAGCAGAATTATCATCGTCGTTTCCGTAGTTATAATTTCTAAAATAACAAGCAAATTTTCCAAGAAGATAATTGTATCTTTGACCAGGACCACCGTGACCAGTTGCACTAGAATCATGTCTTGCTAAGTGTTGGTCTTCTTCCGCCATATAGTAAAGCTTTTTACTTACTACCGCTCTGTAACTGGGCGTTGTAGGAGTGCTTGTATTTATATTACTAGCAAAAGTAGCGTCGTTTACTATTTTTACAAAAAACCTACCGTCAAACTGTGGGGAGTTTTCAACCGCGTATCTATATATTCTTACTTTAGTTGTGTCTTTTATTTTTGTAGATGTGGCCATGAACTCTACCTCATCACCTAGAGGTCTATCTAAAGTAAAACTATAAACCGCTTCACCTACACCTACGCCATCTTGAGAAGCAAAACCTTTGTAGTTTGTTGTAACGCTTGCAACTCTATATCTTTCAGACACCAGCCCCTCAAGTTGGTCGGTAAACTCTACGTACAAAGTTTCTTTTATATCATGCAGTCTACTACCGCTGCTATTTTGAAACGGTTGGTATCTCATTTCAAACGATCTTTTACCAACCAAGGGTGCGTTGTCAAGCGAATCGCTAAACACATCGGTAACGTTATTACCGCCGTTATAGACGTGCGTTTTTCTTTCAATTAAAGACTGCTTGGTTTTTATATAATCTGGAGCTTCATTTTCTATTGCTACAACCTTATATCTAGCCACACTTGCAACAACAGCGTTTGTTTCTATACCTTTTTTTAATACCAAGAAAGAATCTATATCAATCTTGTTTCTATCAGAAGAAGGAAATGAAACCCAAACATGGTCATCACCAGCATCCCAATAACGATCCATAGCCATATTGTAGTATTCACCTGAAGTTTGTTTTATAAAAAACTTAAAGTAACTCATATTGTCAGCGTACTTAGTGTCTTTAAACGATACACTAGCTACGTTAACTTTATTAGCATCTTCTTTTCTAATCTTACTAGATATATTCTTGTTAGATATAACAGGCGTTTCTCTACCGTACTCATCCACGAATACTATTCCTAGTTGATATTCTCTTAGTGATTTGACAGATTTAGATACTTGCCCAGTATTATTACTAGTAAATCCAAAATCAATATTTGGAAAATACTCACTTCCATTGTTTTGTAAGTTGTATTGATGTAAATAATTACCATAGGTTATTCTACCACCAACAACGTCTTGAGCTAAAGCTGCTCTTGGAACATTATCCCAAGGTCTTAGTAACTGGTTTGAGGGTATAGCCCTAGTTATCGCTTCTCTTTTTATCACGTAATCATCAGCCCATTTATCACTTTTAAGGGTTTCAACTGCATACACGGTTGTAGAACCATCTTCTTTGTACAAAACATCAACAGAAACTACGCCATCTGGAATATTAGCGTTGATATTTTTTAAGACAACTTGTTTAAGTTTATTTCTCATCCCTAAATTATAGCCTTTTTTAGGGTGGTAATCAAATGTACCGGGAATAAATGCTGGTTGAGAAAATGGAGAGAAAGCAGAGTATTCCCCGTCTTGATATTGATATCTAGTAGCAAACCTAGGGAACTTAGATTCAAACAATCTTTCTTCGTCGTCATACTTATCAATAGCATATTTTAACTCCGTACTACCAGAAGGAACTTGCGTGGGAATACCACCTATAGAAGACACTTTTAATTTTACTCTAGCATCAACAGTGCTTGTGTTTTCAAGAGAAACACTATTTACGTCCATCTCTACACTGTTGTTATTACCGTTTACATCTACGGATATAACACACCTAATGTCTGTATCGCTAATTTTTACACCATTTGTACTTACTATTTCTATATCAAGTTTACCCGCCTCGGAGGAATTCCAGTTGTTAGGAGTGTTTAAATCAAAAGTAAATTCAGGAGACATTAAAAACGGCGCTGTGACATTCAAACCAAATGGTAAATTAATTATACTTCCAGTCGCTGGTAGAACTTGGTTGTTATAATCTCCACCCCAGTCGTTTATATCATCAAAATCAGTAGTTGACATATGTGTATAAACTCTACTTTTGTAAATATCATTACTACCCCAAGCACCTGTTTGGTCTGCCGTGTTTGAAGCCGCGGGATTACCAGCGAATCTTAAACCTATATAACCCTCGAAATTAGCGGGGATTGTGGAGATATCAACAATACCAACCTGCATTGTTATTGAGTGAGTTTCATTTGTTGCTAAAGGATTAACTTGCGCGTTAAAAAACCTTACGTTTTCTTTGTGACTATTACCAATATCACCGTTGTTTACGTGTTGCGCGTGAAAAGCTATTGAGTTGTTCGCTTGTATTTCCCAACAGTCTCCATTCGCAAAACTTGAAATTGATACGTCTGTTGATTGTCCTTCTGCTGTGTTAACTGAATATGGAGCTATTAAATTTGGGTTATTTGTTATAAATCTTAAAAATGGTTTTTGTTCTTTACTACTCCAATAGTTTGAACTTGAAATAGAACCAGCTCTTGAAGCTGTGTCAAGAGTAATTGTTTCAGTATATGTTCCAGCTGTGTCATAATAATTCGTTCTCCAGTAGTCAGTGAAATTAGAATTATTTTGGTTTTCTAAAGCAACTACTAAAGCGGCTTTACCGTTGTTAACATTGGATATTTCAAATGTAAAATCATACTCTTCACCATGCACGATTTCACTTGCAGTGTTGCTATCAAGCATAACCCAAGCTTTATTGCTACAGTTTAAAACTTCTATTTTTGAATCTGCAAAATTATATAATATATTAGGATCTTCAAACAACCAGTTTTTTGGTTTGTTACCATTTACGCTTGGAATAGAAAAATCTGTATTACGAAGGTATTCAGCTAAACCACTGTTACTTCTAAAATGAGTACTCTGTATAACGGCTTTTATTGTTGGGTTTACTATAGGAACTGGAGGGGCAATACCATCTTCAAATGCCTTTAAGTAAACGGTATCACCTGGGCTCCAATCTAAACTAAAACCAGTGTTACCAGCTAAATCTGTTTCTACAAGCGTAGTAAAAGATTCGCCTACATTTAACCCGTAAAAATTGTTTCTACTATCAAGGCCATTACCTCCAAAAGCGTTAAAAGAAGAGTTGTTGTTAGTCCAAGTGTTGGTATCTTGGTTGGTAATTCTCATTACACCAGTATAAGTATTGTTAGGATCTCTGTCAGACTCAAGTACCACGGTAGGGGTTAGTGCTGGCGCTTTTTTTATAACAGTAATATGCTCTTTTAATAGTTGTGTTGTACTGTTAGTTTCTAAATTTTTAAAAGTAGTATCAGTGTTGTAATCTGTACTACCTTCTTTTGACCTTTGTATGTTTATTTTTTTTGGTTCAGAATTATTATCTGTCCAAAATAACATGTCATCAATAATATTTATTCCAGTTATCAGCTGGTTTTTTGATAGCTCCAACACGCTATTGTCCAGGTCTATTAACACTGGATTTGTAGAATTATTATCAATATCATACTCTACTATAGCAGATCTACTACCACCACCTCCTGTTAAAATATAATATATCTTTTTATTTATCTCATCAGCAATAGAACCAACGCAAACTGAATTAGCAAAACCTACATCACTAACGAGCTTGTTGCCCATCACATTTCTAACGGTACCACTATCAGATCCTTCTGAGGTCGAAACCTGAATGTTCATAGCGTCTACATACTCTCCATTTGGAACAAGTCTACTGTCCAAATCTTTATTCATTTTACCTGCAAAAAAATGATTTTTAATCTCTGGCATACTAGTGTTTTATTTGTTTAGATTTACCTCTAAGTATTTGAGTTAATTCTTCTAATTTAATATTAGATAATCTTAATTTAGCTTTTCTAGTTTCAGCAAACCTTTCTTTCTTAAATCGAGGTGCTAATTGCTGGTGTATTGGTTGAGATGATGTAGATAAGATGGCATACGCTATATATTTATACATTGCCTCTTCAGCAAATTTGTGTACTTGCATTTCAGCATCTGTACCAAGACTATCACTTATATAATCTAAGATCACAGTTTTTCCTGAAATATTAGAACTAAAATGTATTCTTCCTAACCTAGGATCTATATAAAAAGATCCATTTGCTTGTGCGTGTTGTGGGTCTAATCCATATCTTTGCCCAAGTGTAGGCCAATAAGTATCGTCTTGATAATCGTCTTGATTTTCAGACGGAGTATTTGCTTTGTAGCTGTTCCAAGTAGAGGACTCACTTTCGTTACCTAGTTTTGCTGACAAATATCTACTAGAGTAAGAGTTTGTAACACTCACATTGTCTATGTTGTTACCAGGTACAAGGTTGTTAAATTCAACACCTGAATAAAATTCGTTAAACGAAACAATAATAACGTAAACTTTATCATGCGAGCTTACATCTATTCCTAAAAGTGACTTGCTAGTAGTGTTGTTACTAGCGTTCCATTCTACATAGCTTTGAGATCCATCGCTAGCAAGCAAATCAAACATATCTGTAGAGTGGTTTGTTGTTCTTGTATTAGTAGCAACACTAGAAGCTAACCAGTTATGACTTCTGTTGGTATCTGGAAGATGGGTGCTTAATCCAAGTCTTAATATACCAGGATGCGTTGTTCCACTAGCCGTAAGATCAACAGATTCACCATCGCCACTCAAGCTAACATAATCTTGATCACTTACATCCAACTCTTGATAAACAGTCATAACATGTCCGAAGTTAGATGGTTGAGCACCGTATCCCGACCTTGTTCTGTGTGTAAATACTAGCTTCCCACCACTAATTTCACCTTTAGCTTTTAATTCTCCTGACGCTTGATAAACATCATTATTTTTACTCCAAGTAGGTAGTAGCGCGTTTTCAAATTTACCATTTTTAACTTCTTCATTGTCCTCTGGAAATGAATAACTACCATCCTCCTCTTGTCTTATTTGAAATGGATTTGAAGTAGCACTTGTAGGGTACAACGGGTGTTTTATACCAGACGAATCAGCCCAAGATAACTTGGTGTAATTTACATAATCATGCGGTAGTGGCATGACTAGCGTTGGTGGTAAGTCAATTTGTTGTGATTTTATCGACCTAAAGGTATCAAAAGAAAACTCTTGCAAACCTCTTTGAGCGTGAAAAGCAATATCAGCTCTTTTTATTTTTTGAATAATCTTGTTTTCACCAACGTAAGCTATTTGAAATTGAGTTATAATATTGTCTAAAGAAGTAAATTGATAATTACCAAAATCACTTCCTTCGTAATACTCTTTATGTGTAGTATTTAGTAATCCCATTTATTTATTGTTTTTCTTGTTGAATTTGACCTCCTAAAGCCCCAGCGGCTGTTTGTGTTAATTGTGGTTTTTCTATAGTTATACCAGCTAAAGCTAGTATTCTATATACTAATTCTACTTCTTCAGATTCGTGTAGTTCGAAATCATCTGTGTTAGTGGGATCGTATAGTGCTTTTTTGTCTACAACTTCGTAGGCCCAGTTTGGTTTTCTGGGTGTTTGAACATAACTAAAGTAAACATTAGATATAGGTTTACTAGGGTGTGCGCTGCTTGGGTTAGGATATATACGTAATAAACTCCTACTATCTGTGTTAGCTACGTAATCACCCGAATACCTTGTGTATACTGGTAATTTTTCAGACCATCTACCTAGTGGAGAGTAAGCATATTTGTTTAACTCGTTCAACTGAAGTTCTTCTGCCTCAACAATAGCACCGCTATTGTACCGCACTCTTACCATACCGAGCCTATATATATGAGAAAAGAATTGAATTTTAACTATTCCTTTTTCTTCTTCTAATATATCGCCTTGTTGATCATATCTTTCAAATATACTGATTTTTTCTTCTAAATTAGTAACAATATCTGAGTACGCCTGGCTATTACCAGGTAGTCTTTGAAATTGATTTAGATCATAAAAATATTGCTCAAATATTTCCATCTGAGCGTGGTGGGCAAATAAGTTAAACTCTTGAGGTGTTATATAACCTCTTTGCTCTTTATTAGCTAATGCTAAAACTTTTTGATACACTCTATCTATACTTATTGCCATAATTTCTTTTTTTGTAGTTTACGATCGCCCCGTAGAGCGACCGCATCTACAGTTAGATTAATTTAATCTTTTTTCAATATTGGAGTAAATCTCCATTCCTTCGTCAGTTTTAAACCAAGCGGCTAAAGCTGAATAAGGGTGTTCGTCAAATGGAACATTCATTAACTTTCTATCATTAGAACCCCATGAAAAAGTTCTTTGATCAGAAGATAATTTTAATATCCCCATTTCAGTTGCTCTAATACCAAAGTTTCTAAGCACAACATTCTCATCGTTTACTAACTCTAAGAACAAACCTGGGTTTCTCTTAGCATATAATAGTAAATCTCTTTTAAGTTCTTTAGAGCTCATGTTTGATACCTTAGAACCTATTTGTACTCTCATGACAGCTTCAGCTATATCAATGTCTAGATTTTGAGCAGCGTTTAAAGCTTCAATTTCCATTTCTAAATAGTCAATCTCATTAACAGCTTCTTCAACAGGTTTAAACTCTGTAAATAAAGAACCCCTGTGAGGGTGATATAAAGAAAGTAATTGTTGTAATACTGTTTTGTTTTTAGGTACGTTTAACACACCATTTTCAAAAATAATATGCTCTAACCTTTGATCGCCTTGCATTTCATCAACAAACGGCGTTCTTTGGTTTGAAGTGTATTTTAACTCTCTTTCAAACCCTTTTTCCTCGTCAAAATAGTAAATATCAGTAGCCCTTATACTTTTAGTTAAAGGAGATCTATTGTTGGTTAAAAAATATGTTCTATCTTTTATCTCCCAAGTATCTTTTTTCTTTTTTGGTAATGGTTTTTCCATAACCGGTGTTTGAACTTCTTCGAAGTCTTTTTCTATTAAAGGTTCTACAACCTTTTTTGTTTCTTTTTTCTTTGCCATAATATAATATATAATAAAATTAATAAAAATAAAGAGACTGGGAAATTAATCCCAGTCTCTTTAAAATAATTGTGCTTAGTTTAACAACATGAAGTTATTAGCACCTTGTGTAATTAAACATCTTTCAGATAAATAATTTACTTGCATTGCGTCTAGGTCAGAAGTTTGAGCTCCAACAGATCCAGTAATCCAAGTTTTCATTTTTCTTGATTCAGTTTGAGACGCTCTGTATCTCACGTGTAAGAAAGGACGTTTCATGTTTTTACCTAACTGCTCGTCATATACAGAAGATACACCAGCTGGTATAACAACACCTCTAATAGCGTTAACAGTATCGATACTTCCACCTCTAGTAGACTTATCGTTTAAGTATTTCATGTCAGACTTGTAGAAGTCATAAGAACCTCTTCTGAAACCAGAGAAACCTAAGTTTAACGCCATATCTTCTGAGTTGTCAAATACTCCATAAGAAGTACCACCAGCTCCATAAGAATTCATTGAAGCTAACATGTCATCCATCGCCAAAGCTGTTGCTCTGTTTACAAACATCATGTTTTCTTCAATAGCGCCATTTGCATCAAACACTGCCAACATAGCGTCAAACTCAGCTAAATCAGTAGCTGCATTTACACCAGTAACACCAGAAGATTCATGACCTCTTGAAGTAATAGCAGCAAATAAACCTTCAGTACCAACAGAAGTATTATTAACACCTAAACCACCAGTAGCATCGTGAATAGTCGCAGTTGTATCAGCTATTTCAGATTCTAACATTGACATTTCTAAATAATCAGCAAAACGAGCTCTAGTGTCTCCTTCAGCTTTTAAATACCACATGTAACCTGATTGCCCGTCTTCACCAGAAGTTTCGATCCATCCAATTGAAGCTGTGTCAGATCCAGAAACAATGTAAGTATCTTTAAGGATAATTGGCTTGTTTTCAAAAGATTTGAATTGAGGCTCATTAGCTAAATTTTGTCCATCAACTCCTTTTGAGAATTCAGAACCATAAACATATAAACTAATCGCATCATCATCTGCAAATACTGAACCAGTGTTTAAAGCAGCTTGTGAATAAGGTAAACATGTAATTCTATCGTTTGTACCAGCAGAAGTACCTCTAGCCGCTACAGAAACGTAACATTTAAGAGTTTTTGTTGCCGAAGATAATACCACAGTATCACCAACTCTAATACCATGAGTTACAGTTTGTGCTAAACCATCAATATCAGTATCGATTTCTACTAAACCAGAAGAAGCAGTAATAACTGTTCCTTTGTAAGATAAGTGTAACCTACCTTGTTCAGACCATACAACTCTATCAGAGCTCATAGCCTCTTCAGCACCTACTTGAGCAAGAAAGCCAGCTACGGTTCTTTTTCCGTAAACCTCAGCTTCTTTCTCCATAAGTTCTGGTAAATACTGTTGAGCCCAATCGTTGTTCCCAGCAGTAAAGTCTAAATAATTTGTTACTAAAGTAGCTTGCTGTGCAGCAGGGCGTACTTGAGTATAACTTGTAATTGCCATTTTAAATTTGTTTTAAATTGTTATTTGTTTTTGTTTTTAATTTTAAACTTAAAATCAGAAGAATTATCGCCTAACACTTTGAACTTCATACCACCTGCTTCAATTTTCCCATGACTTTGTCTTGGGTTCATATCTACGTTTTTGGCTTTAGCAATGCTATTTTTCATAGCATCAGCTTTTCCTTGTTCGTAAAAGTGTTTTGCAACAGCATCTGCGTTCATTGCTGTATATAAAGATTTATGATAGCCCTTGGCGTCTGTTAAAGCAGAGTTTTTATCCAAAAACTTTTTGGTGAAATTGCTTATGTCGCTCTGAGTATTTTTAACCTCTTCAGCATTGTTTACATTAAACCTGTATTTCTTATCACCGACGTTGTATTCAAAACCTTTGAATTTGTCGTTGAAAACATTATTTGTTTTCTGTGTAAAAATATCAGAGTTCGTTTTAACTGTTTTTTGAGTTGCTTCTGACTCCTTGTTGTACCTATTAAAGAAATCAATTGCTTTTTGTTGCTCACCCGTAAGTTTGCTTCCAGCTTTGATCTCGTCATAGTATTTAGACTTTTGCCCGTCTAAGTGGCTTTTAGCGCTGGCAACTTGCTCTTTAAGCGCTAATTTCTTTCTACGTATATCTCTATCGTCGTCTACATCTTCGTCGTAAGAGAACGTGTCTTCCATAAGGAAGTTAATTTCTTCGTTATCTAAATGAGGTTTTGTTTGTTTGTAGTATTCTCTTAACAAAGCGCTGTCATCTAGTTTGCTATAATCTTGATTAAGTTTTACATAATCATTTAAATCTCCACCAGTTTCTTCCATAAACTCCATTAACTTTTGGATATTCTCTGGTAATGGTTTTCCAGTAGCCTCAGCTTCTGCTATAGCTTCTTCAACCTGCTCTTCAACTTCTTCAACCTCTTCCTCAGTAATCTCTTCTAATACTGAAGTTTCTTGTGTTTCAGCTTCCGGTTGTACTTCTTCTTCTTCTTCAGTAACCTCTGCTACCGCTTCTACTTCTTCAGTTTTTTCCTCTGCCACAACTTCAGTTTCTACTTTCTCTTGTGGTGGAGCGCTTAAATCTACCTTAATAACGCTATCGTCTCCAGCAGATTCAAATTTACTTTCATCGACTTGTTCAGTCGTTTCTTGGGTAGTCTCTTCGACTACGTTTTCATCTTTTTCTTCCATAATATAATATAATAATAATTAATAAATTCTAACTAGGGTCAAACGAACCTAAATCAAATCCTCCACCTAGTATATCATTACCTGCGGACTCAAAGTTTTTAGGTGGTTTTCCACTATTTCTTTGCTCAATCATCTCTGATTGTTGTGTTGCTTGTATCTTTGTTCTTTCGTCTTTACGATCTTCTTTTTGCTTTTCTCTCTCTTTCATGCCATCAACCTCAATTCCCTTAAGCTGCATGTTGTATTGAAACTCTAAAGCCATAAGCTCTTTTTTCATTTGAACCTCTTGCATCATTTTTTGAGAATCAACTTGGGCTTGTATTTGCATCAACTCAGCTTTAGCAGTATTTAACGCTTGGTCTTTTTGCATTTCAACTTGAGCCGCTGCTTGAGCTGCTTGAGTGTTAGATTGAGATTGAGCTTGAATATTTTCCATTTGAAGCTGTCTGTCTTTTGCCTCTTTCTTTTTTCTACGTATTTTTAATAGTTGATTTGCTAGCTTAATATTACGTATTTCTCTAAGATCAATAGCATCTTCAAGCTCAATGCTTTTTTGTTGCAGCGCCATTTGTATATTATTTTCTAACCTACCTTTCTCTTCTTCATCTGGTTGTAATTCTATAAATATACCAAAGTCATACAGGTGTAACTCAGACATTTCTTCTAACGTAGCTACATTGTGAGCGCCTATAGCTTGTATAAAAGCATCTTTGGTTGGTGAGTACTCTATAATATCAGATATCCTAAGCGATAAACACTCTGCTGTTTCAGCTGTTAAGTATAGTCCAGCTTGTAATATATGTCTAGTTGCTGTATTAGAGTTTGCTGCGGCTATTTTTTGAATACCAACTAAAGCATTTTTATCCGGCGTACTACCATCTCTAGCCTCGTTAAGACCGGTTACGTCTCTTATCATCTGTAAATAGTAGTTGTAATTACCAATAAGAGCTTGCATTTTATTTCCACCAGATCCAGATGTAATTTCTTGAATAGGCACTTTACCTGGATTCATATCACCTTCCGACGTGAAGCTTCTCCCTATCACGGATCCAGTTTGGAAAAACATGTTTAGGGCTTCTTGTGGATTGTAGTTTGTTCCATTGCCTAAATCAACTTCAGCTAAACCATCGGCATCTAAATAAACACCATCTGGAACCATACGAGATAAAACTTGTTGTAGTTTTAAGTGAGTCAGCTGTATCATGTCAGCAAAACCTGTTATACGCCTTACTAGCGAATCGATTTTACCATTGTACATTCTAGGTGCAACAATAGCATAATTCATTTTAACTTTAGTAAAATCACTTTTAGGACGCATCATGTTTTTTGACATCTCCCATTTAAGTAACTTATCGGTACCAAGAATCATAGCGCCCTCATATAAGCACTCTATTGACCTCAACATTCTGCTATACCCACCTTCCATGTCTCGTGGAGGATTAAACGAATCATCTTTAGGAATAACCTTATCAGCACCAGTAGCCATCTCTTTAACCTTGTAAACTTCATTCATATAAGTTTTATAATTAAAATATAAAACTTGTATAGTGTTATTATCTTCTTTATCGTAATTATGTCTAGAGTTGTAGTTAGATCTATTATAAGATTTATTTTTCATTATATCCTCAAGATCACTTTCTGTTAGATGAGGAAACTCTTTTGCTAATTCATTTACAGGGATAGTTTTAACCTCACCAACATAATAAATATCGTCAAAATATGGGGACTCAGTATAAGAGTAAACTAAATTTGCAGGATCAACATAATCTATAGTAACACCTTGAGATGTGTTAAAGTTTGTTTTTACAGCACCAATACCTAGTACGGTTAAATCTTGATAAAAACGTTTTTTAGTTAACTCGTATTTATTGCCCTCAAACAACACGTTTAAAGCCTGTTCTTCAGCTAGCTCTACAGCCTGCTTGTAGCTAAGTTGCATGTGTAACCCCAATTCCTCACTGGATTCTGGTAGGTCTTCATTAGCTATATTTGTTTCTTTCGTATCTATGTTAAATCTAGCTTCAACTTCTTGGTTAAATTCTCTCATTTCCATGTCACTTTGTATTGCCTGCATGTACTCTGTTCTCTTTTCAACTCCATTTGGAGATTGAGAATAAGCTTTTATATCATACGTTCTTTCAGCGATTCCATTTACAACAATATCTACAAACTTGGATATAATTGGAACTGGTTTCCAGTCTAAATTTAAATAGGACAAATCACCGTTTATAGATAACTCATCCTTATATTTTTGAATAGACTGCTCGCCTCTAGCATACAATCTTAAATTATGAAAATCAGCATGATTAGATCTATATCTATTCATGTTTCTATCGTCGTTAAACCACTCTTGCTCTATTGCTTTACCTACTTTCAAACCATAATCATAGCTTAGCTTTTCAGCATCACTAACTGTTTGACTCGGGAAATAACTTTTAATGCCAGACTCTGCCATATTTATTATTTGATTATTTGTGAATTGTTTCCAGTATTAATATACTTAGAAATGTTTATATTTAGTGGTTGCTTTTCAACCTTAGCATTTGGCCTGTATAAGTGCCTATTGTTAGCCATAACAGCTAGACCAGAACTTATTGATGCATCATGCTTTGTTCTTTTGTTTATATCAAACTTTGCCCAATCATTTAGTAGTTCATTGAAATATAAATCACCATGACTACCATCTTGTTTAACACCAACATGATCTTGTATATACATTTCAATAGCAGCCGCGTGAGCTTGTTTAATATCTTCTGAAGAGTTAGGTATTCCACCAACTTCTTTTTCTGCAACAGATAATTTGTTCCATATCTTATCGGGTCTATTCATACTAAACCCTCTATATCCTCTACGCCTCAGATAGTACAAAAGACGAGGTTTATTGTTTTCCGCGAGTATAGGCATCCCGTAAAATACTAAAGCCATTAGAACGTCCTCAAAGAACATCTCAGCTGTTGGCGGTCTTGATAGGTATTCTAAAAAGAAACTGTTAGCCGGGGCATCTTCCATACTAAACCTAGTTAAACCGTGTAAAGCTCCTTTCGAGCCAACACCATCTACTGTACCCGATATATCGTAACTATCACAACCAAAAGCACCCATGTGTTCGTTGCCAGGATATTTAATACCATTTTTAAGTATCACTCTGTTTTGCAACTGCTGAGGTGGGACCCAACTAACCTTAAACCTGCCCTTTGGATCTGGATAAAATATAACTTGTGAATCTTTAATTCCATTGACCCATTGAAAGTTACCTGTTGTAATTCCAAGTGTGCTATACATCTCCTCGTTATAGTCTATTTGCTCGTATATTTTAATTAAATTAAATATACTGTTTTTAGTTTCATCTCTAAACGCATGCTCCGTGGTTCTAGGAAACTGACGATAAAACTCGTTTAAAGCATCTTGATCATCTTTTAAACCATCAACTTCATTCTGCCAGTTATCTATTACACCTACATCTATTAATTCACCGTCTGGTGTGAGTCTATCGATATCAGGAGTAGTAAAGACTGGAATTCCATACTCGTCAATAAATCCTTCATAGTTCCATTCCATTGGGATAAACAAAGAGTATAAGCCAGACTTTGTCTGACCATTTCTATTTCGTTTCGTGACATCTGAGGCATTGTATAGTTTTTTAAAATTCTCTCCACCTTTATCTAAAGCATTTGAAGTTGAGCCCATCATACATTTACCAATAATCCTACTACCTAATCGCAAACATGTTTTTGTAACTCTCCAGTTATTTAAAATATTATCAGGTCTCTCCCATTTACCAGATTCATCATGAACTAATAAAGCTAGTTTTTCACCATCATAACTATTGTCCCCAGTATTCTTCCAGTCAAAAA